CAAGCGGCCGCCGAAGTCTTCGGCGTCGCCGAGGTTCTGATCGGTCGCGCTTCCTACGACAGCGCACCCGAGGGAATCGCCTTCTCCGCCGCAAACGTCTGGGCCAACACCTACATTTGGGTGGGCTCGGTAACGCAGGCTTCGGCTGGCTACTTTGGAGGGGGAGCAGGCTTCACGTTGAACTGGTCCGAATACGGTCCAGCCATCGGCGTCTCGACCTACCGCGAAGAGAAGATCAAGTCGAACATCGTTCGCGCCTCGCAATATACCGCCGAGAAAATCGTGAACTCGAACGCTGGTCAGCTTATCGCGACCCAGTATTCCTGATCTTAACTAGGTTCGGAAAACAGCCTCACGCTTTACGGCGTGGGGCTTTTTGTTTTGACCGCTCCGAGCGTTGGTCAAGACCTGACGCACACAACACAACGACCATGATACTTTCGCTTTGCGTAATTACGGGAAACGAAGCGGCGCAAATCGGCGCGATGCTCGACAGCTTCGACGGCGTGATTGACGAGGTCTCACTCGTTCGCGCCATCGGCTCGCAGGAACCGGACGCGACCGAGCAAATCGTCCGCGACTGGTGCGCGGCGCACTCGGTCGGCTTTATCTTCTCCGAATACAAGAACGGCGCCACGGCGCAGGCATGGAAGCACGTCGATTCGTTCGCCCGAGCGCGCAACCAAGCGTTCGCGCAGGCGTGCGGCGACTGGCTAATTTGGGCCGACTGCGACGACGTGATTGCGGACGCCGAGAAGCTGCGGGACAGGCTCGCCGAGCTATCAGACGACGTGCTCATGGTCCGTTGTCCCTACGACGTGCGCGGGACCGGGAAGAAGCTTCACCGAGAGCGCATCGTGCGGCGCAGCGCATTTGCAAGCGGGCGCATCTGGCATCACGACGTGCACGAGAATCTGCTCCTACTTCCGAACGACCGGCACTTTGACTGGGCGACGCCGGTCTGGCATCACCAGCCGATTGCGATCAAGCAGGACAACCGCAAACGAAACTTGGCGATCCTCGGGCGCAGCGTGGCCGAGTCCGCCACTCAGTATTTCTACGTCCACCAAGAGCATTATTGCGCGGGCAACAAGACGGCGGCGGAACAGTTCGGACGCATCGCGCTAAGCTTTCCGAACCTTGACGACAGCTTCCGCTACGAAGTCGGGCTCAACCTTGCGCGGCTCGTCGCTTCCCGGCGCGAGGCAATGCAGTTCGCAATGTCGGCGCACGGTGTTTTCCCTTGGTGCCGCGAGGCAATCGCGTCGATTATCCTGCTCGCGTTCGAGCGCAACGACGGCAAGCGGGCGAGCTTCTGGGCGTCGCGGATGCTGAGCCTGCCCGAGCCTACCGAGAAGGACCGGCCGTGGACTCACGAGGTCAAGTGGTATGGCTGGGCCGGGCACGACCTCGCGGCGCGTGCGTTCCGTCTCGCCGGCCAACTCGACGACGCGGCTGCGATGCAGCTCGTGTTTCACAAGCACACCCAGCCGAAGATCCGGCTCACGCAAAAGACGCTCGGCAACTCGACCAAATCAGTTGCGTTCCGCGACGCTTGGCTCTCGACGGCGGCGCAGCCGGAGCGCATCGAACACCGCTTCCTCGTGCGCGCTGACGATGCCGAGACGATGGGGATGGCTAAGCAGTTCCTGCACGACGTAGGCGAGCCGAGCGCAGCCGAGCCGGGCGTGATTCAGGTCAACGCAGAGGACGGCATGGTGGCACCGCACGGCTGGGACGAACGCATACTTGCGAGCGGCTGCACGCTGATCGACGCGGAGAACATCGAGCAAATTCTGGGAGCTAAAAAAGCATGATTCCCGAGCCTGCAATCGTCGTCTGCACAACCAACGCGCGATGTCTGGACGTGCTCAAGGCGTCGGTCAAAGCCTACGTGCCGCGCAACATTCGCACCTATTATTTTCACGGCGTCGGTAACACGTTCGGCGAGGCTTACAACCACGCGGCGAGCATCGCGTTTAAGGAGCACGACGAGCTGGTCATTTGCAACGACGACATAGTTTTTACGCCGACGACGTGGGAGACCCTGCTTTACGACGCCTACGCGTTGCGCCAGACGTTCGGGAAAATTGGCTACGTCGCAGCACGCTCGGACTACGCACGCGGGACGCAAAACATCCGTTGCGGCAAAGGGCGCTTGGATTTGCTGCGCTTTGAGTCGGAGGAATACGTGGTCGAGACGCGGGTCATCGCTCCGATTTGCGCGTGGATTCAGCGGGAGGCATGGGTGGACTTCCCGCCGATCAACTGGTTTTCCGACGACGTGCAATGCGCGGACATGAAGCGCCGGCACTTCATCTCGCGGGCCTACGTGCATCACGTCGGCTCTCAGACCTGCGGCAACGACGGTGCGAAGTGCAAGGCCGACGCCGAGCCGTGGCTAAAAGCGAACCGGCCGGCGATGCACGCACAGCACTTCGGCGCGGTTTGACGAACTAAGCATTTATATGGCCGCCGTCCGAGACTTCGACCCGACGCAGATAAACTCCGACTTCTCCGCGATCTTGGAGCAGGCCGGCATTTCGTTCACGTATCAGGGCGTCGCGGTGACTGGCATCTGGTCAGCGGCGAGCAATGCGTTTGCCGACTTCGAGGACCAGCGCCGCGATGACAGCAAGTTTACGATCTTCCTTTTGACGACGAGCGTCAGCGCTGCGCCAAAGGTGACGCAGACACTGTCCCGAGCTGGAATCACCTATTACGTTGAGCGCGTGACGCTGGACGCCGAGGGCGCGGGATGTGAGCTGGGCGTCGCTAAGGTTATATGATTTCGATCTTCTCAGACACCAAGAAGCTCGAATATGCGCTGGCGAGACTCGCCGACGCCGCAAAGGTCGATCTTGGTCTGGTCATTAAGCAGGAAGGCGCATACGTCGCCCGGACGATCATGCAGATCACGCCGCCGACTGGCGACAAATTGCCGAAAGGTTCGCAGACTCAGATCCCACTCGTAACCGGCGGAACGATCACGAAAACCAAAGCGGGCGGACTCAGCACGAACGCACGGAAGCAAGGCGAGAACGCAATTTTGGGCGATTTGTTTGGCGGGCGACAACTGGCGAAGGAAAAAAGCATCGGGCTTTTTCAAAAGATCGGGAACTCAACGGAAGTTCCGCCACGCGACGGGCAGAACGAAACGATGGGCGTAAACCTCGGCTGGGAAGGCTCGAAGAAAATCCGCATTTATCGCAAGTTCTGGCAACCGGGCGCATCCATTGCTCAGATGCGGGCGTTTCATTACGCGAACAGAAATTCACGCGGGAGGCCGAAACAAGTCACGCGCAGCGCAATCGGTCGCTGGCAGGTGCAGGATCAAATGTGGATTTCTAATCAGGCGGCAGACGCGTATCTGAAATACACTCAAAAAAAGGTCGGTCTCGCGAAGGCTGGATTTGCTGCGGCTGCAATGGCGTGCGGCGTTCGCGTGCCGGCTTGGATTCGTCGGCACATGGCAAAGGCCGGAACCGCGCAAGTGCAGTTCGGGCAGAATCCTTTCGTGAGCGCACGGACCACCGGCAACAAGATTCCAGACCTGCAACGCGTGGTCGATTCGGCTTTGAAAATTCGCTACAAGGTCACGCTCTCGAAGATCCGAGCACTCAACGCCAACCGCGCCGTGAATCTTGGATTCGCAAAAGTGAAGGGCGGCATGGTCATACCCAAAGAAGCATGAGCACCCGAACAAACATCCGCAACGCCACCGCCAACGCATTGACCGGCGCTCTCGTAGTTCCGACGGCGAACATCCTCAGAGGCAGGAACAACACGATTGCGAGCATCAGCTTCCCGGCCGCTGCCGTTTACGCGGTCAGCGAGCAGATCGAGGTGCGCACGCTCGGGCCGAGCAACCGCACGCAATACCGGCAGCTTCAGCTCGTGGTGGACTACTTTACCGCCGAGAGCGGAACCTATCTGATTGACGACCTTTTCGACACCGGCAGCGCAGCGGTTGAGGCGGCGGTTCTCGCGGACGTGACGCTGGGCGGGCAGTGTCAAGACCTGCATTTGACGAGCGTCGAATATACGATTGAGCCAGACGAGGACCGGCGCTTCGGCTCGGCTCGGCACACTTTCAACTGCATTTATTTTTCAACCGACTAACCTCATTTTATGGCAACCAAACTCGGCCGCGAAGGCCTAATCAAATTATCCAGCACGACGATTGGCGAGCTGCGCAACTACGCTCTGACCCACACCTCCGACACCGTGGAAGATTCGGTCATCGGCGACACCTACCGCACCCGGCTCGCATCCATGAAATCGTTCTCGGTTTCTGGTGACCTTTACTGGGACGAAGGCGACGCCGGCCAGCTCCTCATCACCATCGGCTCGCAGGTCACGCTCAACCTTTATCCAGAGGGCGGCAGCACCGGCGACGTTTACTATTCCGGCGCGGCCATCGTCACCCAGTTTAACGTCTCCGCGTCATTCGATGGCATTATCGAGGGCTCGATCGCCTTCGAGGGCAACGGTCCGCTCAGCACTCTGACGGCTTAATTTCGCAGGCAAAACACACAACACACACATGGACGCAATCGACCTCGTCAGAGAACATTTCGCATCACTCGGCACGCGCAAAATCGACGTGCCGGAGTGGAAGCTAGTCGTGCACGCAACGCCGGTAACGCTCTCGGAAAAGAACCGGCTTTATCGTCGCAGCAAAGAGAACGACATGGAGCTTCTCGTCGATATTTTGATCATGAAAGCGACCGACGAGCACGGCGTGAAGCTGTTCACGATTGAGCACAAGCCGACGCTGCTGAACAAGGCCGACAGCAATGTGGTCGGCCGCGTCGCAAACGCCATTCTCGCGGACGACGCGCCGAAGGTGGACGACCTAAAAAACTGATTTACGGTGGGGAGGCGGCAGACCTCCTCGCCGTTTACGCGCTCGCGGATCGTCTGCACAAATTTGCCCACGAGGTGCTCGCGATGCCGGCTCAGGAACTGAACGGCTGGCTGGCTTACATCGAACACCAAAACCGAAAACTTAAAAACCATGGCTGAAGCATCATTCATACTGCGGGCGGTCGATGCGACGAGGGCGGCTTTTGCGAGCGTGCAGAACTCGCTTTCTAAGCTCCAGAACAGCTCAAAGGTTGCTGGTTCGGTCATGAAAAAAATGTTCAACGTCGAACAAATAGGTTCGGCGTTTGCGACCGCTCTGGGGTTAAACATTCAAAACATTTCCGAAAACATTGCGCGATTCATCACGGGGCAATCCAAGGAGGTCGAAAAACTTCAAGAGGAATTGATCTCGCTGGGAGACGAAGCAATCAGTTCGGCGGCTCAACTTGCAAAAGCTCGGAACACTGACACCCAAAATCTAAAGGCGCTGATTATTTCTCAGCAACGACTCAACGATCTTCTTTCAAAACCGGCAGGTGATTTGAAAGGGCGCGTTGAGGCAAAGAGGGCCGAGGTGGAGTTGAACAAGGTGAATCTTGAGATACTTGGTCTGACCAAAAAAGTTCAAGAGGAAGCCGATAAACAATTTCAAGAGGCCCAAGCGCGGAAAATCTCATTGCTTCGGGACAGTCAGAAAGCGTCCGAAGATGCCTTTGAGCAAATGATGGCCGCACAAATCAAGCTCAACGCAGAATTCCGAACCGCTAAAGACAAAGAATCAGCGGAGAAAAAATCACGGCAAGCGATTGCGGACTCCTACAAGTCGGCGATTGATCCGATGTTTGATTACGCCAACTCACTGAAAGAGCTTAAATCGCTGGCAGACGACGGGCTTTTGACCGAGCTGGAATATCTAAAAGCCGTTGGTCTAGTAGGAGACAAATTCGCAGAGTTGAATAAAACCCAAGAAACTTACGTCGAAACTCTGGGCCTAACGTCGGAAGAAACAGACCGGCTCCAAAGGTCTATGATGGAGCTGCAAATGATTCAAGAAGCCGGCAACCTAATCGCCCAAGGCTTCGAGGACGCGATCTTGAGCGGCCAAAAGCTCGGCGAAGTTGTTCGCTCGCTCGGACGCGATTTGGTTCGTCTGGTCTTTAGCCAACTGGTCACGCAGCCGCTCGCAGCCGGCATCGGCGGCGCAATCAAAGGCGCGTTCGGCTTTCGCGCAATGGGCGGACCCGTCGCCAGCGGCTCGCCCTACGTCGTCGGCGAAAAGGGGCCGGAGCTGTTTGTTCCACACGCCAGCGGCACCATCGTGCCGAATAACAAGATGGGCGGCGGCAGCGGATCGGGCAGCGGCGGCGTGACGGTCAATTACAACATCGCGGCGGGCGTCTCGCGCGCCGAACTCGTGCCGATCCTCGACCAAGAGCGGCGCCGGCTAAAGGCCGAGATCCCAGACATGGTTCGACGCGGCGGCGGATACCGTGCAGCCTTCGCCTAATCGTTATGGCCATCTCCTATCCACTCACGCCGCCGAGCCCGTTCAACCTCTCGCGCTTGTCGTTTACGGGCGTTTCTGCGACCTCGCGCAACACGTCGCCGTTCACGCTCCAGACCCAGCAATACAACTGGCCGGGCCAAGCGTGGCTCGGCTCGGTCGATTGTCCGCCCATGAAGCGAGCCGACGCTGAGGAGATCGTCGCCTTCTTGCTCAAAGCGCAGCGCGGCACGTTCTATTTTCAAGACTACGCCAACCCGACAAACCGAGGCGGCGTCACCGGCACGCTCAACGTAGCAACGGCGACTGCGAACGGCACGACGTTGACCTACACAAACACGGGCGGCTCTGGATCATTTGCAGTCGGCGACTGGCTGCAAATCTCGACCTCGCTTTACAAGGTCGTGCAATCCAACTCGTCAACGAGCGTCGATCTTTTTCCGGCTCTACGCAAAAGCTACGCCGGCGGCACATCGATCACCTACGCCAACGCCAAGGGCGTGTTCCGCCTAGCTTCACCAAGCACCGAGTGGGCCATCGGCGAGGCGAGCATTTACGGCGTCGGCTTTGCCATCGTGGAGGACGTTGAGTCGTGAGCATTACCACCGCAGGCCGCTCGCTCTCGGCCAACATGGTCACCGAGGTCAGCGCGTCGCAGCTCTCGCCGATCTTGCTCGCGTCGTTCTCGTTCTCGACTCCGGTTCGGCTTTGGAGCGGTTACGGCACGATCACCGTCGGCGCCGTGACCTACCAAGGCATCGGCACGCTCGGGACGATTTCGCCGGTCGAAGAGACCACCGACCTTTCGGCGCGTGGAATCAACTTTCAGCTCTCGGGAATCCCGAGCGCTTACGTATCGCTTGCGCTCACCGAGAACTACCAAGGCAAAGCGTGCTCCGTGCTATTTGGCGCACTCGACGCTACTGGCGCGATTGTCGCGTCGCCGGTGACGATCTTTGCCGGCCGCATGGACGTGATGTCGATCAATGATGACGGGCAAAACGCGACGATCATTATGAGCGCGGAAAATCGGCTCGTGGACTTTCGCCGGCCGCGTGAAGTGCGCTACACCCACGAGGAACAGACCAACTTGCACCCGGGCGATCTTGGCTTGGAATTCGTCACCGCGATTCAGGAAAAACAAGTTTATTGGGGCAACGCCAAGCTCGCGGCACCGGTTGACGAGGGCGGCGGCGAGACCGAGGTGACCTCTTACATGTAATGCCAGCACGCCGAGACAACTGGCCAAACCTTCTCGCGCAATTTATTGAGCAACGGCGCGAACAACCTTTTGCGTGGGGCTCGAATGACTGCTGCCTATTTGGGGCCGACTGGATTCAACTTTGCACCGGACTCGACCCGGCCGCAGTTCTTCGCGGAACCTACGACAGCGCGCTTTCTGGCATGCGCGTGCTCAAGAATCACGGCGGCCTGATCGGAACCATTCAAACTCACATGGAGCCTCTTGGATTCAACGCAATCGCCCAAGGATTGGCTGCTCGCGGCGACATTGCGGTGCGCGATTGTGGCAACGGTGACACCATGTCCATCGTGATAGGGTCGAAAATTGCTTATGTCGGGCAGGATGGGCTTTTGTTTGCTGACTTAAACGACGGCGTGGAAACGCGCTTCTGGAAAATCTAATCATGCCACAAGGAATCGTCTTTGCCATCGCCTACGCGGTCGGGAGTGCAGCACTAACCGTCGGCGTCACATCAGCAGCCGTTGCGACCGCAATCGGATACGTCGTCGCTTACTCAGCAATCATCGGCGCATCGATGGCCGCGTCGAAGTTGCTCGCGCCGAAAATGCCGAGCTTTTCGGACTCGTCGCTCTCGAACCGTTCGCAAATGGTCCGCTCGCCAATCTCGGCACGCGGCATCGTTTACGGCAAAAGCCGGGTCAGCGGGACGATTGTTTACCTCAGCACTACCGGCACCAAGAACGAATTTCTGCACATCGTCGTCACGCTCGCCGGCCACGAGGTCGAAGCGATTGACGAGGTTTATTTCAATGACGAGCTGGTGCCGCTCACCGGCAACACGCCGACCGGATTCTACAACGGCGTAGCACGCGTGAACAAAAAGCGCGGCGTTCCCGGCGACACAGCCGATGCCGATTTGATCGCTGACACTGCGGGCCTGACCGACGGCCGCTGGACAGCAGACCACAAGCTCTCCGGCATCGCCTACCTTTACGTGCGGCTGACGTGGGACGCCGAGAAATTCCCGAGCGGCATACCAAACATCAGCGCCGTGATTCGCGGCAAGAAGGTGCTCGATCCGCGCACCGGAAACACCGGCTACTCGGCCAACGCTGCGCTCTGCCTCCGCGACTACCTGACCGACGCGACGCTCGGCATGGGCATGACCTCGGCGGAAGTGGACGACACGGCTTTCGGCGTCGCGGCGAACATCTGCGAGGAGCAGGTGCAAATCCTTCCACTTTCTCCCACGGTTTACGAAGACCGCTACCAAGCGAACGGTGTCATCGTCACGAGCGCATCGCCAGACGAGAACATCGGCAAGCTACTCTCGGCAATGGGCGGGCTGATCGCCTACACCGGGGGCCGCATCGTTCCATATGCGTCGGGCTACCGCATCCCAACCGTCACGCTGAGCGAAAAGAACTTCGTCGGACCGATAAACGTCGTCACGCGCACGAGCGCACGCGACCGGGTGAACTCGGTCAAAGGCGTTTACGTGAGCGAGACGAACGCGTGGCAGGTCACCGACTTCCCGACGATCAGCTCGCCCACCTACGTCAGCCAAGACAACGGCAACGTCTTTTTCCGCGACGTGGTGCTTCCGTTCACGACTTCGCCCAGTTGCGCGCAACGGCTCGCGGTGCTGGAACTGCGCCGCGCTCGCGAGGAAATCACGTTCTCGGCTCGCTTCCGTCTCGAAGCGATGCAGGTCCGGGCCGGTGACACGGTCATGATTACCAACGAAAAGCTCGGCTGGTCATCGAAGGTCTTCGAAGTCATGGAGTGGAACTTTGCGAGCGACGGCACGCCGCCCCAGGTGTTCATCGACATGACGCTGCGGGAAACCGCTTCCTCGGTTTACTCGTGGACCGTCTCGGACGAAATCGCCGTGCCGGACTCGCCGAACACGACGCTGCCAGACCCGTTCACGCTCGGCGCGCCGACGAACCTTTCGCTCACGGCAGACGGAACGACTCAACTGGTGCAGGCCGACGGCACGATCTTGCCGCGGATCCGCGTTGGCTGGACGCCGCCAGCGGTCGAGTTCATCCAGTCGGGCGGGTCGGTTGTCATCGAATACAAGCCGAGCACGAGCACGACATACCTGACGTGGAACACCGTCGAGGGCGCACAGACCGAGGACTACATCAGCTCGGACGTGAAGATCGGCACGAATTACAACGTGCGGATTTACGGCGAGAGCTACTTTGGGATTTCGACTAGCTACCTCGCCGGCTCAATCACGGTCGCGCAGGACACGACGCCGCCGGCTATTCCGACCGGACTGAGCGCAGCCATCGGCACCGGCAAGGCCGTCTCGCTCGACTGGAATGACAACACCGAGCCGGACTTTTCGGAGTATGGCATTTATCGGAACGTCTCGGCAATCACGCCGGCCAACGCGAACACGGACAAGATCGCCGAGGTTCGCGCGTCGCGGTTCGTGGACACGGACGTAACCATTGGGACGACCTATTACTATTGGCTGACCGCTTACGATTCGGTTGAGAACGTCAGCGGCTTTACGAGCTACGTGCAGGCTACGCCGTCGGTCATCACGGCTGGGCCGATTGACCCGACTGCGCCGCTGCCGCCGAACGCTCCGACGCTGATCAGCACGACGGTTTACGTCTCAACGGACGGCACGAGCTTCGCCCGCGTTTCACTTACGGCGCCGCCGTTGCCATCGGGCGCGGTCGCTCTCGACGTGCTTTATCGGCGAACAGGCTCGAATGATTTCATCGTCGGAAATCAGATCAACTCGTCAGTCTCCTACGCCGTCACGATTGACGATCTTTCCGTCGGCGAGGCTTATCAATTCGCAGCGCGAGGCATTTCGTTCTCGGGAGCGTTGTCGCCCGTTTCGTCTTTGCTCAGTCAGACCGCGCCGAGTAACACGATTCTACCGGCTGCACCGACCGCATCGTTTATCGACGGACAATTTGCGCCACCCGTTTCTCAAGGGAGAATTCCGATGTTTGCAGTCGGGATGACGATCACCGCCGCAGCCAGCACCGACATCGCGCGAGTGCAGGCAAAGGTGGCCTTGACCAACGATCCAACCGACGGTTCGTCGTGGTATTCGGACGGAAACAACAGTCTATTCGACCAAGCAATGCCGGCGAATGGCAGCGTGCGAGTGGCCTTTTACGAAGTCTTAAGCACGACCGCGGGCTTCGGCTTTGCTCGCGTCATCTCTCGCAGCGGCGTCGCTTCGAACTGGACCTCGCTTGGAAGCGTGCAGGCCAGCCCCACGCTGATCAAGCGACCGCTTGGAACGGTCTCACAATTCAATACTGACGACGTGAGCACGACCGGCATCAAGACCGGTGGCGGCGCGAGCACTCGGCAGATCAACGTGATTTTCTCCGAGTCGGTCGTTGCCACTTTGGCCGGCGGTGCGGCGTCGGAAACTTTTGAGACATCGCTGACCAATCGCGGATTCAGCGCGAAGCCCGACATCGGAATAGCGCAGTGTGCATCAGACGGCAACATCTCGGCCGCTTACGATTTCGACGCAGCCGGCAACAGCAGCGTGACCGCAGTCATCCGCGTCTCGACAATCGACGGCTCAAACATCGGCGCAGGTGCTTACCGCTTCAGCGTCGAGTTTACCGACTTCACTTAATTTATGGCCTTTCAAAAAACCATCACCCTCGCCAGCGGAGTTTCAGGAAATTACATCCGGCTGATCACCTACCGCTGGGATCGGTCAACACGCGAGGCCGTCGCGTTGTTCGCGCTCTACCTCAACGCGCAGGCCGCGCAGTCAGGCAAGCACGCGCTCACTCCGTTCATCGCCAAGCTCCGCCTCGACGGCGCAAAGTTCGACCTCTACCTCGGCAACGCGGTGCTGAGCGAGCACGCGGCGATTGCGCAGCTTTACGCAGCGGCGAAGGCCGAGCCGGTCTCGTGCGACTTCGGATCTAACGTCTTCGCCGACGCCGTGGACGCGTAGTGATTCCACGCTGAGTCTGTTTTTTCTTCAGACGTAAGTCGTTGATTATCAACGCGCACGGATTGCGTGCGATACTTCGCGCACATTTGGCTTCACATCGCGGGGCGGATGTTTAGGGTTTTCGCATCGGAGGGAATTAACCCGACGACCAAAACAAAACAAAATGATCACCTCACTGCTCCAAGTTCACGAAGTCGCCGACAAAATGTTTTCAAGCGATTCTGCAATTATTTCGGTCAACATCCAAACCTCTTGGGGTCTCGTGACTGCTTTCAAGGATGGTTCCGTCAGGATGGCAAAGTGATAAACCTGACCCGCGCCGAAGTCACTAAGGCGCACTTTTTATCATGAAACGCCTCGCCCTTCTCATCGCGCTCTGCGCAACCGCGCACGCCGCTCCACCCGCCTCATTCTTCCGCGCTCTGCACATCGCAGAGACGAGCGGCAAGCGCGGGCCAATCCTCGGCGACGGCGGCAAGGCGCTTGGGCCGCTCCAGATTCACCGAGCATATCACGCGGACAGCCGCGTGGCGGGCGACTATTCACGCGTGGCCGATCTGGATTACAGCAAGCGCGTCGCGACCGCCTATTTGAAACGCTACGCTCCGGCAGCGTGGGCTGCGGGAGACGTCGAGACGCTGGCTCGCGTCCACAACGGCGGTCCAAAGGGCCACCTCAAGAGCGCGACCAAATCCTACGGCGTGCGCGTCAAAGCACTTTCCAAATGAAAGACACCCTACAAATCGCCGCTTACAGAAAGCAAATGAGCGGAAATATACACGCTATGTTTCGCGCTTGGATTGATCACGCAATCAAACATTCGATCATTCAAATCCAAGATGAAATAATCAAAAATCATTATCACGCAAAAGAAGGATGGGAACTTGCAGGAACTCGTGAGAAGAAAATTAAAGAGCTCGAAGAAATTATTGAGCGGCAAAAAGCTGATGCTGATTATGCAGCACGACCGATTAAGGAACCTCGAACACCGATTTCAGATCTAAAAATTCCAAGAAGAGTTCGCACGGTTTTACTCAACAAAGGATTTCAAAGCATTGGAGATGTTTTAGACAACACAGAGCGAGAAATTTCTAGGCTCCGAAACATCGGAAAAGGCAGCTTAAACATTCTAAAGGCCGAGCTCGCAAAACACGGTTACGCTTTGAAGAAAGAATCCAAATGACCACCGAACAACATCACGAGATCCTCACCGAGCTGCGCGCCATCCGCGCCGCTCTCGAAGCAAAGCCGCGCACGGCGCAAGCAACTGCTACCGCAACGACCGCGACGCCGGCCACTCTGCCACTCCCGGCGATTGCAATCGCGGACGCGGGATCGGTGCAGGTCCATTTCGGCAAGAACACTGGGACGCCGCTCTCAGCACTCAGCGACAAACAGCTTTTGTGGTATGGCGCGGATCGCCCGGAGCAGCTCAAGAAAGACGGCACACCATTTGCGCCACGCGAGGCCGACGTGTTGCTCAAGAACGCGTGCCGCACGCTCTGGCATCAGCGCAAGAGCGGCGCTCCAATCGCGCTCACGCCGCAGCCGGCAGACGACGGCGAGAACGTGCCGTTCTGATCTTTGTCGCCGGTATCGACGTAAACCAGAACCCTACGACGGCGCTCGTGCCGGTGCGAAAATACGCGAGCAACACTTTCCCGAAAGGAAACCCGCCGGCCAACGACGACCGGCGGGACACACGAAACACACACAACGATACAACATGGACACCAACGTAAAAACAGAGATCGCGGTCGCAGAGACCGCCACCAAAGCACCGATTCAGTTCGGCCAAAACGGCGTGCAATTGCAGAGCATCGACGAGGCTTTCCGCTTCGCTCGCGCCGTAGTCGCATCGGGCTGGGCACCGAAGGGTATGGAGAAACCGGAGAGCGTAATGATTGCCATCCAGTTCGGGATGGAGATCGGACTCACGCCGATGGCGGCGCTCCAGAACATGGCAGTCATCAACGGTCGCCCGGCAATCTACGGCGACGCGGCGCTGGCGCTGGTCCGCTCCAGCGGGCAGCTCGTCTCCTACAAAGAGACCGAAGTCGGTGAGCCGGGCAAGGACTCGCACGGCTTCACGGTCACGGTGCAACGCCGCGGATTCGATGCAGCATCGGAAACCTTTACAGTGGGCGACGCAAAGGCCGCGAAGCTCTGGGGCAAGGCCGGGCCATGGACCGACTATCCCAAGCGGATGTGCAAATTCCGGGCACGCGGATTCCTGCTGCGTGACCAATTTGGCGACATCCTCAAGGGCTTGCGGACCGCCGAGGAAGCGCGGGACATGCCAGCAGAGATCAACGTCACGCCGCTGGCCGACAAGCTCGCGGGCGGGCTGAGCGAGGCAATCAACCAATGAGAAAAATACCCGAGAGACAGTCAGGCGTGCCGACCCGCCGCAAAGACGTGCACGTCGAGATCGCGAAGCCGAAGCGCAAGCAGGCCGTCGATGAGACGACTTACAGCCGAAACAAACTCGGCATTGCGGTGGACAGTCGCGGGCGATTCATCGGCCGGCGCGACATCGAAAAGGGCGCGGCACATTTCTGGAACTCACGAAGGAAAACAACATGAACAACGACAACGTAATCAAATCACAGGCTATCATCACCGCGGCGACGGAACAGTTCCGAAGCCTGCTCGAAACCAACTTCCGCAGCATCGCGAAAGCGGCGCAGGACGGATTCACTGACGACGAGGAACAGACCGAGCCAAAGGCCAAAGCCACGTTCGCCGTTGAATGGGACGCGCTCGCAATGGCTCCGAAGGTCAGCGTCAAGGTCGGCTGGTCGGTGCGGTTCAAGGACGAGAGCGAGACGGAGATCGACCCGCTGCAATCGAAGCTGGGGCTGGAGGTGCAATCGTGAGCTTGGTAATCCATTCAGAACCTTCGAACGCCTTCGTTACGCCCGGCAAAGAAGTGCTCCGCATCACTGCCGACGGGCGCATGATCATGGGCGAAGGCTTGAGCGCGGAAGACGCGACGCAACAAGCGGCAAGGCTATTGATAAAAGCCTTTAGTGAACAGATCGAGGCAATGATTGAGAGACGGCTCGCGGCGGGCAAGGAGGGTAAAGAATGAGCACGCCTACTAACGACGGAGGACCGGCGTTTCCATGCGAAAGCTACGGTCACAGAAACGGCAAGGAAACAACCGTGCCGGCACAAGGCATGACCCTACGCGACTACTTCGCGGGGCAAGCGTTGGCCGGTGCGGTTGGCTTTTCGCCTTCCGACCCTTTTAGGAGATACCACCAACCTGAAGATGTTGCAGCGGCGTGCTACCGATTTGCCGACGCAATGCTCGCCGCACGGGAGGCCACCAAATGAGCGCCGAGACCATCGAAGCCTACCACGCCAACCCGGCGATCAGTCACAGCAAGCTGGAGTGCTACCGCAGG